GACGTCACCCTTCGCGGTGATGCTGACGTCCAGGTCGAACGGGCTGGATCCGGGCCGGCTCAGGGAGCGGCCACGGGCGCGCAGCAGTTGCGTCGCAAAGCTAGCCATCGTTGACGCCTTCGCTGCAAGGAATCGTCAGGTACACCCGGCCCGAGCCCTTGTCGGCCAGGAACCCCTGCGGGTTGTAGACCCGGTCGCCGTGCTTGATGCGCATGTCGGCCGTGAGCCCGTCCATGCGGCGGATCGTTATCCGGGTGGTCACGGCCGACTGCAGCGCCTGGCCAGCCAGGAACTCGCGCACGCTCAGGTCCTCGATCGCGGCGGGCACGCCGTCGGCGAACACCGTCCACGCCGGCACCATCGCGCCGGTCGTCGGGTCCTGGACGTCCGAGCGCTGCTCGATCGTGACCCGGTGTCGCAGTCTGCCGGCCTCGATCAAGGGAACACCTCCGCCAGTGGCGCGAGCCGAAAACACCGCAGCGCCGTCGTCGGCGTGCAGTTGATGACCTCGATCCCGCGTTGCGTCAGGGCCGGCGCGAGCTCGCCGAAGCGCTTCAGGAACGTCGCGAACGGGTTGCGCGTGTTGAGCGGGCCCGGATGGTTGCCGAACCAGTGGCGCTTGCCGCCGGTGTCCTGCATGTCGTAGCCCAGCAGCACGATCCGCGTCGCGCCGAAGTGCACCGCCAGGTGCAGCGCCTGGTAGCCGGAGTTGCTGCCGGTCACCAGGTGCGTCGGACGGTCGTCGAACGGCCGGCGGTCGGACGGCTGCAGCGTGTGCACCTCCGGGTAGCCTGCGTCCGGCCGGATAGAGACCTTGATGCCGGCGAACTTGAGCGCCCGGTCGGCGTAGCACTTCCACCACTTCGCGTCCGCGGCGTACAGCGCGTCGGCCCACGGCGCGAAGGCCGGGACCGTCTGGCCGTTCACGTCGTTGTCGATGCCCTGGTTGCTGACCGCGATCACCCGGCAGCGGCCGCGCACCTGCTCGCACTGCTCCCGGGTGAGGCTCGGCCCGCTGGCCAGGATGGCGACTGTCTGACACGGCCACAGGCGCGGCACGCTCCACTCACCCAAGCGCCGGGTCCCTCAGCGGGTAAAGCAGCGCCGTCACGACGGGCGGCAGGAAGCCCTGCGCCCACTGCGCACCCTGGCCGCCGTCGCTGCCGCGGTGTGCGAAGAACTCCTCCACCAGCAGCAACGTCGCCTGCTGGACCTCGGCGGGCACGATCGAAATGCCGCTCGAGTCGGGCTCGGGGTCGACCCAGCCGCTGCTGTCGAGGAAGAAATCAGCGCCGTCGCCCAGGTAGTTCAGCACCGCAGCCGAGGCCGCGCGCACGAGCTGCGTGATCTTCACATCCTGGTCCGTGCCGATGACCTCGCACTGGTCCTTGGCCTGCTCGAGGGTGACGAGTGACGGGGTCATTTCTCGCTATCCCGTCCGTCGCGGCCGCGCTTGACGGCCAGGCGCCAATCTTCCGAGCTTCCGGGCTTGCCCTGGGGCGCGTCCTTCTGGGCAATCCACCACGAGCCACCAAAGCTGACGCCGGCACCCTTGCGGTAGTCGTCGCCCTCGCGGAACACGCCGCGATCCGACACCGACGGCAGTCGAATGGTGCGCTCGCGTACCAACTCCCCGCGCACGAAGCGCAACGTGAGCATGCCCTCGCCGTCGTCCTCGATCTGCAGGTCGTCGAGGCTGAACCCGTCGGCGCCGTCCTTGCCGTCTGTCGGCTTCGGCATCCGCTCGACGGCGCGCTCGAGCACGCCCTGCGCGCGGCGCTCCACGTCGAGCACGGCGCGGGCGATCGCGGCCTCGATGCGTGGTTCGAGGGCCTCGACCACCTCGCCGACGGTGACCGACTTGCCAGGCTCGCCGTCCTTGGGCGGCGGCAGGGTCCTTATGCGATCCTCGACGAGCTCGGCCACCAGTGGCCTCACGTCTTCGAGCGCCACCGACTTGCCGTCCTGCGGCGCGGGCCGCGCTTCAATCACGGCGAGACGATCTGCGAACGGCGCGATCGCCGCGTCGAAGAAACGGTCGATCAGGTCAGCCAGGAATTCTGGTTTCATGCGGCCTTCCTGCGTTTCTCAATCTTTCTTTCGACGGCGGCCTTGATAGCGCGCTCGTCCTCTGAATCGTCATCGGCCGGCTCGTCAATGGGCGTGGGCGCGGATGTGGCCGCCTTACCGAACGGATCCTCGCCGGCGTCACGCTTCGCAAGCGCAGCCAGGCTGTAGTTCTGCTGCTGCATCAGCGGGCTCTCGCCGCCCTCGACCGGCGGCAGGTCGAGCCGCTGGCGTGCCTCGTTCGGCGAGTAGATCGCCCGGTTCACGCCCTCGCCCAGCGTCTTGACCATCGTCGCGCTGTCCATGCGGAGCAGCTGGTCGAGGTCGAGCTCCACACCCATCAGCCGGCCGTCCTTCGGCGAGGCCAGGCCGAGGCCTTCATCCAGGCACAGCTCCATCTGCTCGATCAGGCTCTGCAGGCAGTCGCTGTAGTAGATCTGGTTGAGGATTTCGGCGTTCTGGTAGGTGGGCATCGAGCCGACGCCGACCTTGAACGGCGGCACATGGAACGTCGAGCAGACGACCTCGGCGGTCATCTTGAGTTGCTCGACGATCTGCGCGTCGACCGGGTTGACCGACAGCGCCTCGTACTTGAGCGCGTCACCCAGGACGGCCACCTTGCCGATGTTGTCGCCGCCGTAGTTCGCCTCCCACTGCGTCTTCAGGCGCTCGGCGGTTTCCTTCGAGATCGCGCCAGGCGCGGTCAGGATGCCGCTCGGCCGGCTCATGTTCTCGAAGAACTTCGAGGAGTTGTTCTGGATCGCGAGGCCTTGCTGGGCCGCGAGCCCGCAGGCGAAGATCGGCGAGAGGCCGACCAGCGGGTGAAACAGGCAGTTCATCCGGTCGTGGATGATCTCGCTCGCCGGGACGACGACCTGCTCCTCGACGCCGGAGAGGTTATCGCTGTCGATCCGGTAGAACACCTCGCCAGTCGGCGCCACGAGCGGCCAGCAGCGATTCGGGTCGAGCAGGTAGAGCGAGGTGACCAGGCCGCGGCCGTCGCGCACCTTGAGCGCGTAGGCGTTGCCCCATGTCAGCTTCGAGAGGATCCACCACTCCTTGAACTGGATGTGGTTCTGGTAGTGATTCGGCTTGCGGAGCACGGGCGAGAACGATGCGCTCTCGGTCTCCTGCCAGATGTTCCCCGTGGAACGCTCCACGAGCTTGATGCGCAGCTTGCCGATGTCGTTCGAGATCAGCGTGATGCAGGCATAGACCGCGTGGAACGCGAGCACCGACTCGGTCGTGATCGGCGAGGCCTGCTGGAACGAGCCCGCGCGGCTGTCATAGACCGTGAACCAGGAGCCGCGGTCGAACGGCGGAGACAGGTACGTCGCCGCCTTCGCGAGCACCTTCGCCAGCCGTTGGGTCAGCTTCACAGGGTTATTCCCCGGCCTTCATGTCGCGCCGCCGATAGTTGCGGCGGGGCTGCGGGGCGGGCGCCTCGACGATCTCGGGCTCGGGCTGGATCGCCTCCGCCTGGTACTCCTCGGGGCCGTACTCGACGTAGCCGATCGCCTGGAACAGCCGCAGGTGCTTGCCGGCGAGCTCGATCGGCTCGCCCGCCTTGTAGCGGCGGCCACCAATTGAAAATGCCCGGGTCGTGCGCAGTGGCATGAGTCCTCCTGAAAAGCGGGCCGGGAGTGACCCCGGCCCGCCTCAATGCCCGTGGATTACGGGCTGCCGGCCGTGCCGTAGTGCGCGTTGTTGACGAACGCGACTGCGGTCGAGCGACGCTTGGCGAAGTTGATCGGGACCAACACTCGCAGCGCCACCATGCCCGCCTGGAACATCGAGACCATCGACGCCGACTGCGCGGTGGGCGTGTCGCCCTCGCCGGTCGGTGCCGTGTCCATCTCGATCGTCGCATCGCGCGAAAGCGCCACCTCGACCCCCATCGCGCCGATGCGATAGATGTCGCTCGGCTTGAGGAGAATGAAGTGCTGCGCGCCGACGTTGTCGCCGGTCACGACCGGGTCGCCGAGCAGCGTGCCGCCGGTGGCGGTGATGCCCGGGAACTCGGACTGGCCGAGGGCGTTCGTCAGCAGCTGGATGCTCTTCGCGAGCGACGGGTTCATCAGGAACGTGAGGCCCGTTGCGTTCTTCGCCGAGATGAAGCCGCTGTAGAGCGCCTTCACGTCCGCCCGCAGCGCATCGCCGTCGATGCCCGAAGAGTTCGACGCGCTGACACCGTTCAGGATGCCCGCCGGCGACACGCCCGACACGGCCACGCCAGCGCCCGCGAACGTGGTGTCGATGCGCTGCACGGCAGCGTTCACGAGCGCGTCACGGATCAGCATTTCCGCCGACGGGCTCGAATCCCGGAACAGCTCGATCGAGGCCGCAGCCAAGGCCGCCACCTTCAGCGGGGTCAGGCTGACCGAGCTGAAGTCGCCCTTGGTCACCGGGATCGGGCGGTTCTCACCCACCCAGTAGCCCGTCGCCGCGCCGTCCTGGCCCTTGATCGCGACGTTCGCCGGCACCTCACGCAGGCCCAGACGGTTGTACACCGTCATGCCGTACAGGTACTCGATGAAGTCGCCCGTGTAGCGGTTGTCCGCCGAGACGAGCTCCGCGCCCGGCTCGCCGCTGCCCGACCCGTGACCGGCCACACCGGCGCGGATCACCTCGACGAGCTGCGGGTTGCTGCGGCCCCAGCGCTGCTGGGCGATGTCGGCCGCCGTGCGAACCTCGCCGCCGAGGCTCTCGTTCTCGAGCTGCGCGAGCGTGCGGGCGATCACCTTGCGGGTGAAGTTCTGGCCGCGGAACTTCTCGTCGGCCTCGCGGTTGACGATGATGGCCGGACCCGCACCGCGGGACTCGCCGGCGGCCTTCGCCGTCGGCTCCTGGCTCACGGCTTTGGCACGCTGGCCGGTCAGCTGCTCGAGCCGGCGCAGGCGCACCAGGTCGGCGTCGAGGGCCTTCATCTCGACTTCGATGCTGTCGAACTCATCGGCCTCGGCCTCGTCCATCGAACGACCTTCGTCGATCGACTTGCGCGAGACCTCCTCCATCCGGGCGACCTTCGCCGCGCGGGTGTTTTCCAGATCCTTGATCTGGTCGGTAACCGTCTTCATTTCACTTACCTCGGGGAATCAGGGGGATGCCACCGCGCTTGACGGTGGAGGGTTCGCCCGAAACGCCGGGCACGAGAATGACCCCGCCGCGCGCCTGGCCAGTCGCGGCCCGCGCAGCAGAGTCGTACATCTTGATGGTCTGGATGGTGGCGTCGGCGTTGGCCGGGATCGTCACGGCGCTGAGCTCAAGCCACTCCCATTCCAGGAACTTGTAGCCGTCCCACGGGCGCTCGGGGTCGATCGGCTCGTGCTTGAGCGAGCGAAAGCCGATCGAGAAGCCCTTCACGAGCTTCGCCTTGATCTGCTTCCAGGCGGTTTCGACGTAGTCGAGGCCGCTGTCCTTCGCGATGCGCGCCTTCACGGTAATCCGCTTGCCGGTGACCGAGGCTTCGAACACCTCGCCGATCGGTGCGTCGCGGCGGTGCTGGTGCAGCAGCGGCAACGGCAGCACGAACTTGGCCCCCGCCGGCACCACGACGTCGCTCATGCGATCGGCGCTGATGCTCGAGGCGATGCCCGTGACGATGCGCTCCTCGGCGTCATCGATCGCCTTCACTTCGAACTGGCTGTATGCGCGATCCATCGGGTTACCTCAGAGGAAAAAGGCCTCGTACTCGCGCCGCTCTTCCGGCACGGACGCCACGCCGAACGCCATCAGCAGCGCTACGATCGCGTCGATCTTCTCGGCGCTGCGCTTGCGATCCGGCGCCATGTTCATATTCACGTCCCGCCGCGCGACCAGGTTGGCTGCATTCCACTGCAGGATCGGGTCGCCGCCATGGCGGAAGTTGCCGGCGGTGTAGGCCCGGTCGAGCGCCTGCATGGCCGGGTTGTACGATTGCGGACCTTGGCGGAACTGTTCGAGCGGCAGACGGTGCTCGGTGAGCTGGTTCACCAGCTGCGAGGCGTTCCACGGGTCGTAGGCGATCTTCCGGGGATTGAACCGGGCGCAGTCCTCGAGGATCTCGCGCTCGATCACCCGGAAGTCCGTCACGTCGCCCTCGGTGACCGTCAGGTGACCCGACGCTACCCATGGGGCATACCGAACCGTCCCACGCTCGTTCCGCTGCGCGACCGCGTGCTCCGGCACCCAACACCGGCCCCACGTCCACCAGATCTCGTCCTTCAGCCACAGGAGCCGCCAGGCGGTCATGTCCCGTGTGCTCGCGAGGTCGAATGCCGCCCAGCAGGGCTCGCCGACCATCGCCTCGAGATCGACCGCGCCGGCGCACTTTTGCCAGCGCAGCAGGTTGATATGCCCCTCGGCCGACGACGCCTGGCGGTTCAGCCGCTTGATGCGGAACTCGGCCAGCGCCGACGGCTGCTGCTTCGCCTCGATCGCGTATTTGCGCAGCTCCGAAAGGCTGACCGACACGTCGAGCAGCGGGTTCGCCTTGCCCCACTTCGATTCGTCGAAGTCGTCGTCGGCCTCGTCCAGGGCGTAGTAGACCGCGAGGAAGTGATCCGCCTCGACGACGCCCTGCAGCACCTGGAAGGCGAACGTCCGCACCTCCGGCCAGGGGCCCGGGGTCTCGAAGCCCTCGGTCGTCGTGTACAGGAACAGCGGCGACTTTCGGGCGCCGGCTGCCGAGCGCAGCACGTCGAACAGGTCGCGCGTCTTGTGCGCGTGGAGCTCGTCGAAGCACAGCGCCGACGGGTTCAGGCCGTCCTGCGTCGAGGCCTTTGCGTTGATCGGGCGGAACGTGCCGCCGACCTCGTAGCGCGCGATCGCGTTGGCGAATGGCTCGAGCGTGAACGCCTCCCGCAGGTCCGGCGTCTTCTCGACCATGCGCTTCGCCACACCCCAGACGATCCGCGCCTGGTCGCCGGTCGTGGCGGCCGAGAGCACCTGCGGGCCGACCTCCGGCTCCGTGCAGAACACGTACAGCAGGATCGCCGCAGCCAGGGCCGATTTCGCATTCTTGCGGGCCACGGCGAACAGGGCCGTCGTGAACCGCCGCGACCCGTCGGGGTTGCGGAACCCGAACAGGTTGCACAGGAAGAACACCTGGGCAGGCTCGAGCGTGATCGTCGGCGACTCCCACACGCCCTCGACGTGCGGCAGCTGCTCGATGAACCCGCAGGCCGCGTTCGCCTGGTCGGGTGACCAGCTGAACGGCGGGCGCTTGCGGCGGGCCCGCTTCAGGTCAGCGAGGAACCGCCGGGCCGCGAGGCGGGCCCATCTGCCGTAGCGTTGGCCGCGACGATCCTCGACGACCGTCTCCGCATAGGCGATCGCGACCGCGACGTAATCAGCCGGTTTCTGCGCTCGCCTTGAACTTCGCGAACTTGTTGCCTTCGCTCTTGTCGCCACTGGTGCCGAGTTTCGTCCTGGCCTGTAGGGTCATGCCCATCTGGATCGCCCACTGCCGGAAGCTGTCGTCGAGCTTCTTAAAATCCGGCGATGACGGGTGGGTCGTCTTCAGCGTCGCCCATAGTCGGGCCATCTGTGCGATTCCGAATCGCTCGCTCGAGGAGACCGCCACCTTCGGCAGCGAGGCGACCACCTCGCGCCAGGCGGCGATTTCCGGGCCGGTCAGGTGTTCGGGAGGCTCATCGGACCACGGGGCGGCGCCCTCGGCGTCCTCACGACGTCGCTCGGGGTGCGTCTTGAACGACCCCCGGAGCTCGAGGACGTTGGATGGTGTGCGGGGCCTCGCCATAAGTGCGAACCGGAGATCCTATTTCGGAAGTGCAAAAATCGTCCTGGGGGCGCGCTCGTCCGACCGACCAGAAAAAGTCTCGGACCGCCCCCCCTGCCCTATGCGATGACATAGGCCGGGGCGGGCGCCGCAGACGACTCCTGATCGCCTCGCTGGTTCTGCCATTGGCGTGTCACAGACGAGTGGTGTGCATGGCAAAGGCTGCGAAGGTTCGACGGATCGAACGCTGCACCACCGTCACGCAGCGGCCGGATGTGGTCGACGTGCTTGGCTGCCTCGACCCTGCCTTCGGCCTGGCACATGCAGCACAGGGGATGATGTCTGAGCTGCATCGGCTGCACCTGGTAGCGCCAGCGTGCAGAGTTGTGCACCTTGCGCGTGAGCCTCGCGCCCGCATCATCCTTTCGCTGCGATGTTGCGACTCGGCGCTTGCCGAAGGGCTTATGAACGGGCGGCGCCTTTGGCACTGCTCATCAGTCCGTCAAAGGTACTGAGGCTCGCCATCGCCCTGCTCGTCATCCGCGGCCATCGCTTCGAGCAGTGCCTGGTTGACCGCTACCAGCTGGGGCAGCAGATCCGCCAGCCTCTCCATCGCTTCCGCTTGCCGGGTCAGGCTGGCTATGAGGCGCTGGCAATCGCTGCACGAGCCGGGCGAGGCGTCGCTGCTCTTGCCGTTCGAGCCACTTGACGAGCTTCTGTCTGCGTTCTGCACAGCCGCATCCCATCAGCGTTTGTCCTTCACCTGCGGTCTGGCTTGCCTGCGTCGCTTCGGCCTGCGCTCGACCCAGCGCCCGATCGGTGATGCAGAGAAGTCGCGCTCGTAGTCTTCGACCAAAGCCGCGGAAGGCGCGCGGCCGTCCAGCCAGATCAGGTGCAGATCGGTTTCCGTCAGGCGGCGGCGCACTTCGCGACGACAGTCCCGCGCACCAGCTTGCCCCAGAAGTTGAGCCGCACGTCGTCGCGGTCAACCTTGGCCCACTGGCCCTGCTTGACCTCGCCGCATTCGACGCCCAAGGCGATCTTGCCGGCTACCATCGAGGGATTGTCGAACAGCCACAGCCGGGCCACTTGGTCGACCGTCAGCAGGGTCGGAGCATTCGGCTTCGTGGAGATGGTCACAGTCGCGCTCGTGGCTGCCGATGCCAGGACGATCGCCTTGCTGGCCAGGTTCGACATATCCGACTCGATGCCCGCTGCGTTCACGGCCTTGATGCCGAAGTGGCGCGTACCCGCAGCCAGGCCCGTCACGGTGAAGGTCGTCGCCGGGGCGGCAACAGTCGTCGGGGTAGCAGCGGCCACGCCTGCACTGGTCGCAGCGTGGTAGATCTTGTAGCTCGCCAGGTTGGTCAGGGCTGAGCCGTCGGTGTTCTGGGTCGGTGGCGTCCAGGTGAGCACTGCACTGGCGCTGCCCTCGGTGCACGTCAGGGTGAACGTCGAGGTCGCTGTGACGCCGCTCACTACCTGCGTTCCCGTGGTGGCCTTGGCGCCCGACCATGCACCCGATGCGACGCACGAGGCTGCACCGGTGCTCGACCAGGTCAGCGTCACATCTGCCGATCCGACGCCCGTCGAGGGCGAGGCCGTCAGGGAGACCGTCGGGGCGGCCAGCAGAGGCCCGCTGAATGACAGCAGGAACAGGGCAGCCAGGAAGATCCTGAACGGCGGGCTGAAGGTGCGCATGCTGACCTCGCAATAGATCCGGTCCCGAGCGCAGGCTCAGGTTTCAGGAGACAAGCTGTGGCGTGTCCTGATCGGGACCGGGAAGAAAAAACGCCGCCCGAAGGCGGCGAAGACGTTGACGTCGGGAGATGACGGCAACAGGGGGCCGGACTACACAAATGAAAGGGGGCCGGCACAAATGCCAGCCCCAAGATAGGTCGTTAGATACAGAACTGTCCGCACAGCGTCAATGGTTTCTAGCGTCCCTCGTGAAATCTCGATATGCCGGACCGCGCTGCCTGAGAACCTTGCGTCGATATTTGCTCGCGCGCTGCTTCGCGTCGATGACTGGCTGAACGGCGACTCGCGACCAGGCGGCGGGCCACCCGGACATGACGTGGCGGGCAAGCACCTGCTTCCATGCCTCGTTGAATTCCGCCTTGTGGCTCGTATCGACTTTGAACCACTCGCCGTGCGCCGCCCACTGCCCGAACGCCGCGTGCAGATCGATTTCGATTGCACGAGCTTTTCGCCTGGACACCACCTCCATGGTGCAGAACTGCCGCGGAACCACCGGGCACCCGAGCCGCAGCGCCAGCAGCCGACTATCTGGGCGGTCGGTAATCCCGACCTTCACGTAAATCGGGCCGTCGTCCCTGCACAGCAGCATGTACACGTACGAGCCGCGAAGGCGACCGTCCTGACGATACAACCCGAAATTACCGATGCTCATGCAGTCGCGTCGATGCGGCCGGCGAGGTAGTAATAGGCGGTGTCGAGAATAGCCCAATAGCGGCTTTTCGACAGTCCGAGAATCTTGGCTTTCTCACCCGCATTTCCGCTGGCGAGGTAGTGGGCTACGAACACCTGACGCTGCAGCAATGGCATGCCTTCCATGGCACGGCGGATCGTCAGCCCATCCCGGTGATATACCTCGAACGTACGCTGGTTCGGCGCGCTGTGGCTGGCACCGGCACCGTCATCGATCACCCTGGCCAGAACTGTGCGAAGTGGCCATCCATCGCTGCCGTACAGCAGATGCCGCGACTGCGTGACCCAGCTGTCGATCATTGGTTCGAGCCATTCCTTGACGCTGCCGTCTCGGACCGTCATATGCGCGAGCAGAAGCGTTTCGGCATCCTGCTGCCCAGGTAGTCCCTCGCCGTCTGCACGCTGACACCCCATCTGGCGGCCAGCTCCTCGAGGTCCGCTCCGCAAATCCGCACCCGGAACGGCAGGGAATCGAGCGTGGCGCGCAGCTGGAGGAGCTCGTCGACACACTCGGCCTTGATGGCGGGCGGGCGGCCGTACCATTTCACAGCTTGGCCCTCACGACGACCGGGAACGGGCCCTTCTCGAGGTAGCGGAGGATGTCCTTCGCGGCCTCGGCCCAGTGCCAGTAGGTCTGCACGTAGTGGCCCATGGAGCGCAGCAGGGCATGCCAGCGCAGCTGCTCCTCGGTGGGTTTGTTGCGGCCGACCTTGAGCTCCCACCAGCCGGCGCCGTAGGTCTCGGTGCGCATGGGGAGCAGGATGTCGGGAATGCCGGCCTTGACGCCCATCGCCTTGAACCGGGCGGCCTCGATCGGGTTGCGCCAGCCGCCAGCCGGGTAGTGGGCCAACAGATCGGCCAGGGTGCCCTCGCCCACCCGGACCAGCCCGGCCCAGCGCATCAGCGCGATCTGCTCCTGATCCTCGAGGTGGCGTCGCATCAGGCGAAGATCCGCCAGATCATCCACGCCAGGGCGCCGATCGACGCCGTGATCCAGATCGAATTCATCAGGCCGGTGAAGAACCGGCGGCCGTTGTCGAAGTCGTCCTGCTGGTCGGGGTCTTGCATCACGGCTCCCTGTGGACGATGAACCAGGTCGTTTGCGGGCGCCCGTTGACCGTGCAGATCCTGGGAGGCCCGCGGCGGATGTGCACCGGCGATAGCTCGGCTGTGCGCCGGCTCACGGCATAGCGATCGAGCCCGGCCAGGTGCGCGAGCTCCACGGCGGTGCGGCCCGGGTGAGCCCGTACGGCCTCCAGGACGGCGCGCTGCTGCTTGCCGAGTTCGCCTGAGCGTCGGATACCCTCCGCGGCCTGGTGGCTCGTCTGCGGGTCCCTGCGGCGCGCTCGCGGGGTATCGGTGAGCAATCCCTTGGTGCCGCGCTTGCGCTCGGCGCGTGCGTCAGCCAGCCAGTCGAGCTGCTGCAGGCTCATGTGGTGAGCCCGCCCGCTGAGGCTTCGGCGAACCAGCCCTCGAGCCAGGTCGGGTGCAGCCAGGCCGGGAAGCGCCGGCTCCACTCGCGCCAGCGGGCCGTCATGGCGCGCTGCTCGGTACGGCTTGGCAGGTATCTCGGGTTGATCACCATGCCCTCGCGGTTCGTCGGCATGGCCGCATGTGCCTGGCGCACCTCGTCGCACCAGCGATCGAAGGGTGCCCGGTAAGGGTTCTGGCGGTTCACGGGTTGGCATCCGCGTGCTCGGCTGCCACCAGGCGCGCTCCCCTCGCCGTCAGGAACCCGCCGATCAGGCTCGGCGTGGGTTTGCGACCGTTGACCAGCGGGTGCCGGCGCCACAGCAGGAAGATCTTGGCCTCTGGATCCTCCGCAATCGGCCGCGCCGACCAGGTGATCGTGTAGCGGCCGCAGAAGGACTCCTTGACCCACTCGAGGGTCTTGCTGGGGTCCTGCGGATCCGGGATGTCACGCCAGGCAGCGCTCCCTCGCAGATCGGGCTGCACGAGGTCCTGGCTGAAGAGGTCCGCGCTTGAGCTCATGGCCAGACCGTATCGAGAGGCTCGTCCGCGGCGGTAAAGGTCAGGCTGAGTTGCGATCGTTCGCGCTCGACACGCTCCGCCCAGGTCTCCGCATCGCGGCAGTCCGTGGCGATCGTGAGCAGGTCGAGCACCTGGCCGACGGCGTTGCCGTGGAGCTCGAGAACGAATCCGCCCTCGTCGGCGTCGTAGTGCACACGCGAGGCCGGCAGGAATCCGTCCGCCTCTAGCGCCAACAGCTTCTGCAGGTCACGGACGCACTCAGGCGGCACGGTGAGTCGAAGTCGCGGCGTGTTCACGGTGATCCCCAGCCCTTCCAGATCCATCGATCGTTCCCCCTCTTGTCTTCATGCAGTCGGGGGACCTTGAGCAAAGCGCCCCCTACCCCCACTGGGGTGGCAGGCGCTCAGCGAGTCGGTACGACCTCTCGCGTTGCGCTATCGGGCCGGAGTACGAGCGCCCGAATTACCCCACTCGCGCCAGTTGTTCAGGCCCTTGGCGAGGGGCCGGAAATCAGCCCTCCGCCTTTCTGTCGGCGTCCTTCGCGTTTCGCAGGTAGTGCATGACATCGGCTGCACTTCGCGCGTCAGGGTCTGCCCATGTGGGAAATCCTTTCGGACGGTTTGGCCCGTCAAATCCGACGTTGTCCTTCAGGTAGACCCGTGCTCCCGCGTCCTTGAACTGGCAGTAAAGCCGCGCGATCCACTCGAACGGCGGCTCCCAGGCGGGCGTTTGAGTGGAGCGACTGGCGCCGCCAATCACTACCCACTGGAAGAGCCCAGGGTTCTTGAACGACAGCGGCTCGATCAGCGGCTCGATCGACAGCCAGCGAACACCCGCCTCGACGTTCGCCATTGCCTTCTCTGCGTTGTTGACTCGCACCTGCAGGTCGACGGATGTCCCGAGCCAAGCGTTTTCTGGATACGCGAACTCGCTCATGCGCTTCGGGAACTTTGTCAGCAGCAGGAAATTCCACTGCGGCGCCTGGTGGATCGAACTCAGGACCGCGGCGATCCAGTCTTGCGGCACCCATCGCCCGAACAGATCGGCCATGGAGCAGGTGAAGACGTTTTTGTAGCTGATGTCCGATACGGCGCGGGCCGGCACTTGGGTATTCGCAGGGGCGCTCAATCGCGACGGATACAGGCTCGGCTCAAACTTCTGCGGGTAGAACCGCTCGGCGATGTCTCGCGCGTAGCAGTACGGACAGTCATGCTTGCAGCCGGTGATCGGATTCCACGACCAGCGCGCCCATTCGATGCTGCTGTTGTCCTGCTCGTTGAACTTGCGGTCGCCAACGTAGGCCAGCGCCGATTCGCGATCGGCAGGCTCCAGCGACTTCCATTTGTCGAGCGTGATCCAATCCTGCGACTTCACGGCTAGGTGCCGCTCGATTGCGTCGTCGACCAGTTTCGCGGTGATCCTGGCGCCGCTCGCCTGCGTGACCACCTGCTGCCAGACTGCAGCTCGCTCCACGTCCGATTCCAGCCGCTCGAGCAGCGGGCGGATGTGCGATTCGCGCTGGGGCGAAACTTCCACAATTGTGGAAAGTCTTTTCGCGAAGGCCGCAGCCTCAATGAGTTGGTATGCGCGTGACTGCTTCCACTCCCACCGCTGCTCGACGTACTCCTCAAATGTGTCGAAGTCAGTCTTGTAGAGCTTACGGTCGCGGATCGCGGCGAGCTCAAGTCCGATCTCGTAATAGGCGTTTCGCTGCGCACGCTCGATGCGCCCCTCGCGCTCGATCAGCTCGACGGCCTCCCGCGAGTCCGCAGGGAGCAGGTCAGTCTTGGAGTCGATGCTGACGATGTTCTTCGCAATGGCATTCATGACAGACGGCTCTGATGTTTGAAGGCGTGTCGAACGCGCCCCACGGTTTCGGGTACTCGACGTGATGGACCTCCGTGACGGGATGCTCGCCGCAGCCCTCGCAGATCCCACGAGCGAGCCTGATTCGGGTCTCGCGCATCGCCAGAAAGACCGGGTGCGCCAGGTACTCCGGGTATGTGTGGAAGTGCTTCACAGCAGCGACGCCTGGCGCCCGCGCGCTATGTCAGCGAGTTGCGCCCGAGTGAAGTGGCAGTCCTCGAAAATCGCCCGGCCCTTCGGGCTGTCGAGGTGATGAAAGCCCATGACCTTGTGATCGCCGACGCGGCAGTTCCGGCCGACGAGGAGCGTGAATCCATGTGCGCCGCCGATCGGTTCTCGAATCAGCCAGGAGCTTTTTCCCGATCGTTCGATGACCTCGGCCAAGGTCGGCATTGGATCCGCGAGACCTTTTGCAGCCGCGCCGTTCACTCGCTTAGGCGCTGTGGAATTCCAGTTGATGATCAGATCGAGCCGCGGACACTGCTTCGACAGCGTCTCGAGCTCGGCGAGCGGGACTCGACTGTCATTCGGGTCGACTAGGACAGTGCCCATCGCATAGCTGGCCTTATCCCGATAGCGCCGCAGGATCTCCGGGATCGCCAGCACGAACTCCCGGTTGTCGCCGTGGTGTACGAATGCGCGCGGCTCGTTGACGAGCTCGGGCCGGATCATCAGCTGGGCGCAGGACGTCGCCTGAATATCGACGAAGTGCGCTTGGAAGTTTCCGACGCCGCACGCTGAGGCCTGACGCAGGAACGCGATCGGGCTGCCGATGCAGTGCGCTTGATCGTTAAAGCCCGTGCCGGCATTCAGATCGAAGTGCCAGTAACGCCACCGGCTTGCACCGAATTTCGCCCGGAAGATCGAAAGACTGACCGCACATGCGGCGCCGATGCCGCGCTGCTTATGCTCGGTCCAGTCGCCCTGCCCCTGCGTTATGACGCTCACCCCGACCTCCTGCATTCCCGGCCATTCCCTGAAATTCCCGGGATAGGGAAATCGTGGGCGAGTACGTTGGCGTCATGGACTCGCTTACGAATCACCGGAACGACCGTTCGCTCTATGAACTCGGCGATCGTCAGACCGTCGATGTTGCAGATGGCGACGAGCGCGCGATGGTCGTCGGGATCCAGCTTCGCGCGGATGTCCTGGCGCTCGAGGCTCATACGATCAAGCCGCCGATGCCTTGGCGGTCTTCTTGCACCGCTGTCGGTGCAGATCGTGCAATTTCAGCGCCGCTTCTCCTCGCGGCGATTCCGTGCGGCCGGTGGCCAGGTCGCCGACCGAGGATGTCGCCAGGCCCACGAGTTCGCCGATCTCGGCGAGTGTCAGGCCATGGTCCTTGAGATCTTGAATTCGGGATGCCCAGGTGGTCATGGCCGGAGAAATTACGCTTTCCCGTAATGCCTGTCAACGGCATACCGTTACGGTCTGCCGTTATAACGTCGCCATGAGCAAATACGCGGATAGCCCCGGCCAGCGATTACGAAGTCGCCGGGAGGAACTCAAGCTGAGCGTGAAGGATGTCGCGCAGCATGTTGGGCTCGGCGTCTCGACGCTCTACGAAATCGAAAACGGCAGGCAGCGCGGATCGACCCGGATGCACGCGCTGTGCAAGCACCTCAATCTGCGCGTCGAGTACGTAGAGACGGGACGCCTGCCGCGGCTACTATCCGAAGTCACTCCCAGCCGGGGCGTGGCCGAAGCAAAACCTCAGTACACAGTGCACGGAATGCAGACGACACCCGAGGAAGTGGAGTTTGGAATTGAATGGGGCAAGCTCGACGAGCCAGCTCGCAGCCTGGTGCGCGAGCAGGTGATGTTGCTGGTGGCCGAGCAGGTTCGACGGAAGCGATCGAAAAAAGACGGGAAGCCGAACCAACCGCCGAAACACCAAGGATGACGCCATGGCAATGATCAAGTGCAAGGAATGCTCGACGGAAGTCAGCAGCAAGGCGAGCGCGTGCCCGAAGTGCGGGGCACCGATCAAGGCCCGCAACGTTGGCTGCCTGGGCGCGACCGTCGTCATCTTCGGCGCAGTACTGATCAGCTCGATCATGTTTGGCAACCTGTCACAGGACGAAGCGCCAGCGACGCCCGCCGAGCGCGCCGAGGACGCGGCCTCCCGCGAGAAATCGATTCGCTCACAAACTCTGGTGCTCGCGATCAAGAAATCGCTGCGCAACCCGGACAGCTTCGAGGCCGAAAGCGTCTTGGTGACCGAGGCCGGCGCGGTCTGCGCGGTGTACCGGGCCGAGAACGGATTCGGCGGCATCAACGTCGAGCAGGCGGTCCTGAACGCCGCGCAGACGAAGGCTTTGAGCAGCAACGATCCGGGCTTCACCGCGGTCTGGAACCGCGAGTGCGCCGGCCGAAGCGGGCTCGAGACCAAGCACCTCTACAAGCATCGCTGACAGGCGGCTGATCGCCCCGCTGTGACGTGCGTCCCGGGATTACGGTATCCCGTTGACATGGATTACGGGAAAGCGTAACGTCCCGCCCCATGACGACCTCACTCACCACCGCCCAAGTCGCCGCCGCCAGTGACCCGCGCATGGGTCAGGCGCTGAACGCACTGTCGCGCCTGCGCGGCCGTGCCGATGCGCTGGAGGAAGCGATCGCCGCGCGGGATCCCCGGGCCCGGCTGCGGGCCTTCCTCGAGCTTGCCGCCATCGTCGACGAGCTCGCCGACCTGACCTACACGAGGGCTGCCTGATGAACGAATACGACAGGATCTCGATGGTGCTCGGCGACATCGCCGGCTGGGGGATGCTGGTCATGGTGCTGGCGCTGTTTCTCGGCGCCCTGATCGGCGGTCTCTGGCTCGTCCGGGGCCTGATGCAGCCGCGCCACCAGCGGCAGTTCTACAACCTCCACCGCAACACCCGCGGCCGTCGTGCGATGGCCAGGAGCACCCGATGAAGAACGTCATTCCGCTGTGGCGCCGGCGGCGCGCTGACCTGCGACCCGTCCAGGTGGCGCCGAAGCTCGAACTGCCGGTCGTCTCGCACATGCGCGCGGCGGTCCGCGACGACGTGCCGATCACGACCCTCGTCGAGGCGCTGGCCAGCCACGGGCTGACGATCTCATCGGACCAGGTGCACGGGCTGGTCATCCACCCGATGCCGCGGGGTGTCGCGTGAGTCACACCTGCCAGCGCTGCGGCGAGGCGAAGGGCGCCGACGACATGGTGGTCCGCGGCGGCAAGCCGTCGAAGACCTGCAAGGCGTGCTTCTCGGCGTCGTTCCAAAAGAAATCGGGGGGGGGTAAGCGCGTGACGAAGGCGAAAGCCGAGCCCGCGCCCGAAGCGCCGCCAGACACCGGCCTGACCGCCGGCCCCGCGCTATCGATCGCGCCGGGGCTTGGTCTCGAAGCGTGGATCGAGAACGGCTGCCTGCAGGTCAACCAGGGCGACGACGTGGTGGCGCTGTCGCAGACCGAGGCGAAGGTGCTGTTCGCGCAGTTCTCCGAGTGGGCTGGGTCGTGAACGATGCAGGCCGTGAGCCGCGCCACCAGCGACGACGGCCCCTGGGCGAAGTGGCCCGACGAGATGGCCCGCAAGACGGTCATTCGCCGGCTCTACAAGCGCCTGCCCTCCTCGACCGAGATGGATCGATACCTGAACGCGGTGCCGGTGGTCGAGCGCGAGCTCGCCCCGCAGATTGCCGACCAGCTGCGCCACGCCGAGCTGCCCGACCCGGCGTCCTACGAGTCGACCACGTTCCACCACGTCGCCGACGCGCGCCTGGCGATCAGCGAGGCCGACGACGCCGACACCGTCGAGCGGATCTACGCGGCCGTCTGCAAGGAGCTCGGCGAGCTGCATGCCGAGGTGCCGGAGGAGCTGCACCGCAGCCGGTCCGAGCGGCTGGCAGCCCTTACCGCGCAGTGACCGAGCGCATTCCCCTGATCCGCTCCGTGTGCGCCCTGCTGCGGGCGGTCGCGGACGGCGGGCGCCTGATGTATCGGCAAACCTGGCAGGTCAGCCAGGACCGCGGCTGGCGGCAGTGGACCGAGAAGGACGCCGCGGAGTACCTGGGCGTCAGCGAGGCCACGGTCGCCCGCCAGCGGCGGGCTGGGCGGATACGGTACATTCGCGTCGGCCGTCATGTCCGGTTTAGGGTTGACCAGGTCAAGGCGTTTGCTCAGGGCGCGACCATCGAGCCGCCACCCGTCGTCTGGCCGGCAATCGAACTGCTGCCTATCGGACAGTTGCGCGTGCTGCCCGATCCGCTCACGCGCGACGATATGTACGCTTGCGAGCCCGGTGTTTATCTTCTCTGGCTAAGCGGCGACCTTGTTTACATCGGCCAATCGAGAAGCGTTGGCGAGCGGGTTAGCCACCACCGACTGAACCGCGACAACTCGCGCGACATCACTACGTCGAAGGTATGGGGTCGCCCGATTGAGTTCGACGCCCAGACCTGGCTGGCCGTGCCGTGGCCGTATCACTTGGCCGTCGAGGCGGTCTACATCGAGCAATTCCAGCCGATCGAGAACCGGAAGCGCTGATTTGTTCCTGACGGCCGAACAACTGATCGAGCTAACCGGCTACAAGCGGTCGAGCCTGCAAGTGAATTGGCTGCGGCGCCAAGGCATCCGCCACCACGTCCGCAAGGACGGACGCCCGGTCGTCCTGTCGTCGGACCTGTCCGGCCACGAGCCGCCCCGGGTCCGGCCGAATTTCTCGAACCTTGCCCCGGTGAGGTAGGCTGCGATGATGGGGAGGCGGCGGAAGTCGGATAAGCACCTTCCGCGGCGGGTCTACCATCGCCACGGCGCCTACTACTACGCCGCGCCGGGCGGGAAGTGGCACCGGCTGGCAAAGGACTATCCGGGCGCCCTGCGCGCCCTGGCTCTGCTCGTGAAGTCCGACGATCCGCCGGTCACGGTTGATACCCTGATCGCCCGTTACGAAGTGGACGTGCTCGCCAAGCAGGCCGAGCGGACCCGGCAGACCCGGGCGCAGGAGTTCCGGCGCATCCGGCAGTCCTTCGGGCCGGTTCACCCGGGCGACATCGAGCCGTCCGACGTATGGAAATACTGGATGGCCCGGGAACAGATCGAGCAGGCCCGCCACGAGATCCGGGCGCTGTCGGCCGTCTTGAGTTACGGCCGCAAGCTCGGCGTGTTCAGCCACCCGAATCCGTGCTTCGGCCTCAACCTGCCGTCCGGCGGCCCGCGGCGGCGATACGTGACCGACGACGAATACCTGCTAGTGCGCGAGCTGGCGCCGCCCATGATCGGCTGCGCGATGGATCTTGCCTTCGTGGCCGGCATGGACCAAGGCACCATCCGCAAGCTCGAACGGCGCCACATGACGGCGACCGGGATTGAGTTCGACCGCAGCAAGACGGGCGAGTCGCAGGGGATCGGCTGGAGCGACGAGCTACGCATGATCGTGGACGCCGCGCTGCGGGAGAAGCCGCAGGTGCGCCGATACGTGATCTGCACTCGTACTGGCTCGCCCTACAGCCTGAACGGCTTTCAGAGCGCGTGGCAGCGCCTCATGCGAAAAGCAAAGGCTGCCGGACTGGCTGAGGCGTTCCACTTTCACGATCTGCGGGCCAAGAGTGCGAGCGACGCGGACAGCGATCAGGAAGCGGCCGATCGGCTCGGCCACAAGGATCCGGCCATGACCCGGGCGGTCTACCGGCGGCGCCCGCGGCGAGCGGTGCCGCTCAGAATATTGGACAGTGCGGGGTGATATTGGACAGGGCTGCGCTGGAATGGCGCCCCGGGCCGGAGTTGAACCGACGACCTACCGCTTAGGAGGCGGTAAGACGAACGCGGCTATCCGGCTGAATGGCGGGATTAAATCGGCGGGAGCTGGTCAATATTTTTGGCTTTGAACCAGCGGAAAAGCGGCGGGAATGTTGAGCAGTCGCGGGATTTATTGAACAGCCCGCCGGGGGTCACTTGCCAGTGCCGCCCGCCTTCCTGGCATCGATCAGCGCCTGCAACCGTGCCCGCGCGAGGTCATCCGCAGCCACGATCACGGCCCATTCCTCGTCCGTGAGCTCGGTGCGCCCCTCGGCGTTGAGCTTGGCGATCAGGATGGAGATCTCCTGCGTGCGGGCCAGCAGGGCGAGCAGCAGTTCCAGGGCGGCGGTGACGCTCATTTCACACCTCGGGTGCGCAGGTAGGCGAGCAGCTGCTCGAGCACGTTCGTGGCGAGCGCCAGGCGGCCCTCGGCGGTTGCGACGTCACCGGCGCCGGAGGCGAGCCGGGCGGCATCGAGCAGCGTGCGGGACTGGTCGGCGAGCTCGAGCACGGCCTCGGCGTCCTCGACGGTCAGGTCGCCCGCCTCGAGCGCGTTGCCGGCCGAGGACAGCACGGCCGTGTGCGTCGAGTAGGCGTAGGCGAGCTGCTGGTCGAAGGACTTCGCGGGCTGCAGACCGACGGCGCAGGCGCTGAGCCCCACGGTGACCGGGATGCTCACGGCCAGGAGGATGCCCAGCATGATCGGACGGACGAATCCGCCCTGGGACTGCTTGGACACCTCGACCGCACCGGTCTGGCGCTCCTCGGTCTTGCGGACGGCCGTGTCCGTGATCGGCGGGTTCGCCCGGTTCGCCCGCGCCCAGGCGGCGTAGGCCGTGGCGGCGATCGCGATCACCTGCAGCAGCGCGTCGACCGCGAGCGTCGCGGCGCCATCGGGCAGCTGCTCGGCGACACCGGTCCAGACGATGACCTGCGACGCGAGCGCCACGAGCAGCGCCCGCAGCGTGGTCGACTGATACCACTTGATCTGTTCCATGGTTGCCTCCTATGGGCTTTCGATGAATTCGGCGGCCCTGCGCAGCCAGCCGAGAATGAACGCCGCCTGGCTGCGGTCGCGGTTGACGATCTCGCCGTAGAACACGACCCGGCGGGCGAGCAGTTTCTGGTACAGCCGCACGGGCTCCATCGAGCTGATGGCCATCTCGGAGATCGGCCCGAGCTTGCCGTCGACCTTCACACCGACGATCTCCTGCAGCCACTTCACGGCCCGCACCGGCCCGTGGTTCACCGAGCAGTCGACGGCGAGCGCCAGCACGTAGGGGTCGCGGATCCGGTCCAGCCCCGGCGAGGTGATGTACTGGCTCCAGTAGATCCGCCGCGCCTCCTCGCGGGTGAGTGATCGAACGTCGTCGCAGGTCACCGGGCGCTGGCGGTACGTGGCGAGCGCGGCGCGGGTTATGCCGAAGTTCGTGCACCCGCCGCGATCGGCGGCGTGGTCCACATAGCCACCCTCTCGACGCAGGATCTCGTCGAGGATGCTGTTGATGGTTGGTATCATGGGTCGGTCGAATTGGAAGCGGACATATGGATCAGCTACCGCCAGTCGTCGCCCGTTCGTCGAATCACACGCCGCTCTTCGAGTGCGTGTGCCCGGACTGCGGAAAGGTTCGGATTCAAGACAGACGGAAGTTGGGCAAACCGTGTCCGGCATGCTCAGCGGTGCGGCGCAGAACTCATGGTCTGTCGAAGCACCCGTTATACCGCCTCCTAAAAGGCATCCAGATCCGCTGCGACTACCCGAGCGCCTCGCATTATGAGTACTACGGCGGCAAGGGTGTGAAGGTCTGCGACGAGTGGGCCAACGATCCGGCCGCATTCGTCGAGTGGGCCCGCAAGAACGGCTACCGCCCGGGCCTGGAAATTGACCGCATCGACATCGATGGTCCATACGCCCCGTGGAACTGCCGGTTCCTGCCGCACGCTGAGAACTCACGGCGCCGCAGCAATGCTCGCTGCACCGCTGAACAGGCCGCGGAGATCAAGAAGCGGCTAGCCGGAGGTGCCCGAGTCAAGGACGTCGCAGCGGCCGTTGGCGTGCCGTACATGTCCGTCTGGCACATCTCCAAGGGCAACACCTGGCGCTAAGGTCTGCGCGCCGGCCCGCCGATCTGCTGGCGGTACTTGAAGCGCGATTCCTGCAGTCCGATCGCGACCAGGAGCACGGTGGCCTCGAGGCTCGCGAATCTGCCGGGGAGAACGTCTGCGTAGGTGCGGGCGATGATCTCGGTCGCTGGCACCATTAGAGCGCGCCGATCTGGTCGAGCGCAGTAAAGCCATACATGCGCATCGTCACTGCGGTCGCGGTCGCGCCATTCCCGGTGAACATCTTCGGGTACATGAGGGTGTTGTCCGCCGGGAGGTCGGTCGTGATGTCCGCGCTGTACTTGTTCCCGTTCTCGAGATTGTGCAGCGAGATCTTCGCGTTGCCGTTGCGGTCGAGCAGGATATAGAGATCGAGCAGGCTGCTGCTGAGTGCGGTCTTCGCGACGCCCAAGTCCACCTTCGTGCAGGTGCCGGTGCCGTCGTTGTGCATGAACTGCAGGTTGGTGTCGCCCTCGTCCGCGCCCAGCATGATGCAGTTCACCTGCGCGCTCGGCTGCACGCCTGAGCCCATGCCGACCGTGGCCGTCGTCGAGACCAGTCCGACCGCGAGCTTCCCGGTTGAAAGGGCGTTCTCGTACGCGAAGCGGAAGTGGAAATATCCTCCGCCCACGTTGGCGTTGGTGGTGTAGTTTCGATAAAAACCGAGGCTGTTCGAACCTGTCCAGCGGACTCCGGCGACCTGATTCGTCGAGGCGGACGTGGCTGTTGACTGATGCGGATGAAACTGCAGAAGATTTGATCCGGTCATCGACACCGAAACGCCGCTTGTCGAGCCGCTGAATGTTGGGTTGGAATAATGAAGAAGATCCGCTTGAGATCCGTCCCCGATCAGTGACCACTTCTTGAGCAGGCCGCCGAAGAGCGTGAGCGGCAGCGGGTCGGCGAGTGGCATGAGTAACATCGGTACGCCGACGTTGCCGACGTCGTGGCTGTAAATCAGGGCGCTTGCGGCGCTGGGGCTGGCGGGCTGCGCTCGGTCCGCGAGCGTCAACGGATCAGACGACCCCGTCCCGCCGGGCGTGAACACTTCCCAACCAATCGGTGAGCCAGTGCCGTAGACATAGAATTCTGCGGCCGCCCGCACATACGCGAGCCAGCCGATGGCCGGCGCGAGGAATGCCCAGGCCGTGCCGACATAGACCGCGATCTCGTCCTCATGGCCGACCCAGACGCCCGACGGCACAGTGCCGACGATGTAACGATCTCCGTCCGTCGGCGAGCCTGGCGGGGTGTTGGTGATCGAGGTCACCGACAGCTGCACCGCCGCATCGATCCGGCGCAGTGCTGAATTCACGGTCAGGTGGGGCTGCGCCTGGCTCGCAGAAAGTTCCGACAGCAACAGGTTCGGCGTGGTCATAGCGTGGCCTCGGCGGCATAGCCCCGACCGACGACGGCCGAGAGCTGGTAGATACGAACGTCGATCGACGCGGGTGTCGGGCTGCCGAAGTCGGCGGCCATCTGTGCGGCGGTGTAGGTTGCCGTCGGCGTCGAGCTGCTGAGCGTGCGTACGACGGTGAGGCCGTCGAGGATGTCGACCTCGTACGCCTCGGTTTCCTCAGAAAGCGGGATATCGGAACCACTCGGCAGCTCCTGGCCGATGCGTCCGCGACGCAGCCAGGTGATGACCAGGTCGCCACCGCTCCAGGCGCCCTCGACCGAAACCGGGGCGAACGGCTCGAGCGCGACGGCGTTGCCGGTGAAATCGGCTGCCGACGTTGCCTCGAGGCTGGTGCCGACCAGCACGCCCTTGTGCGGCCGCTCGACGCCGATCGCCGCGATGTTCATCGGCACGCGCATGAGGGCTGAGTCGAGCAGCACGAACTTATCACCCGCCTGGCTGGTGCCGACCGCCCACTCGGTGCCACGGCGCCCGCGCAGCAGGCCCGTGAGTTGCCAGCTGTTCGGGCTCCCCGAGATCACGGCGTCGCGGAACTGGATGATCTCCCACCGACCGTCGGCGCCGATCGCCGCGGCATTCAGGCCCGCCAGGAGTGACGCCTCGGAGACCGATTCGAGCTCGCCGGAGTCCATGTCGACGAAGAGCTCGTTGCCCTCATCGATGATCGTGGTCGGGCCCGCATCGAGCGCCGAGACCAGGCGGCCGACCGAGGCCTCCTCGGACGTCACGGCGACTTCTTCGTACGTCGAACCGCCGTCGGGCGAGCGATAGAGCGCGGCCCCGGCCCAGTTCGTACCGCCGATCGAGTGCACGGCCGCGTAGTAGCCGGCGTCGTTGTCGGCGTCGCGCAGCAGCGGCAGATCGAGCAGGACGAGCTCGGCCGTGCCCGGAGTGGGGATCGATGCGCCACCGGTGCCCGCGTAGGCCGCCGGCGCGCCGAGCGCATACGACTGATAGACGCCGTCGTCATCACGGACCAAATCGAGCCGCAGCAGACCCGGCAGCGAATGGTCGATGTTTGTGATCCGGACCCGCTCCTGGCGGCCGTCGAGCGGCATCGTGCCAGCATCCGCGGGCTCGAGGTCGAGCCAGGAGTGGTCGACGATCGCTCGGATCCGGTTGCGAGACACCCAGAGGTCGTAGAGCACGACATCCGCGATCCGCGCGCCCTTCGTGTCGCTCATGGCGACCGCGACTTCCATGTCCCGTACCTCGACGTCGCCCGCGGTCAGCCGTGAAGCGCTCTGCTCGCCTGGCTCATAGTTCTGCAGGGTCTGGGCGTAGTGAACGCGCAGGCGCCGTGGCAGCTCGACCTCCTGCTGGCGATCAATCTCGGCCGACGATGGCCTGCTGTCGCCGGCGATGTGCGCCGCGAGGTCGTCCGCGGTGAAATCGAATAGCCCTGCCTTACCGCGGGTGGGCCACTTGAGGATACCGTCCGATTCGACGCAGTCGAACCAGCCGTAGGAGCGCAGCGGCGAGATTGCATCGCGCGCACTCATCACGCGGGTGATCACGTACCCGTCGACGCATTCCGTCAGGTCGGAGACGTCGATCTGCTCGGCCGTCAGTCCGACGCGGAGGCAGATGTCCGAAACGATCTGGCCAAGCGTTATGCACGCGCTGTCGTTTGGAGCCGAGAACGAGGCGATGACTACTCCGGCCGCGCCTTCGGCTCCGGCGCCGCTCACGCTGTCAGGCGGGCCATAGTCCATCGCGCCGCCGCCGCCGCCGCCGCCGCCGCCGTACAGGCCGCCGGCGCCGCCATCCTTGCCCTGGGCGTCAGGCGCCTGCACCGGCAAGTAGCCGCCGAGTCCGCCGCCACCAC